TGATCTCCAGGGTTACGCCGTTCACTGTCAGGGTCACGTCCCCGGTACCGGTCAGCTCGATGAGCGGCTCAGAATACATGGTGCCGATCGTCTGCAACTGCGCCGGAGAGGATGTCAGCTCCACCGGGTCGTTGGCGATGGCGTAGGCGAAGGGGGCACATGTTAGCTTGATCTTGATTTCCCGGATGGTGTTGGCCGCCCCGATGCGCTTGGAGGAGATCCTGGCGCATGCGGATACATTATAGTACCTGTCCGGCGTGTCGCTGAAAACCAGCCTGCCGGATCCGCTGAGCCAGTTGTATACGGTGCTGAGGTCTTCGTTGTAAAGAATACGCAGGGTTACGGTGATGCTGTATGCATCCCTCTGCGGGTAGATACGCAGCAGGGGAGATACCCTGCCTGGAATGGTCAGGGTCTCGGCTTGCTGCCCGGCTCTGGATGGGATATCAATGTCCACTAGCTCAGCACCAACCTCTGTATTTGTGACCCCATTATAAGTGATGTGCATTACTGCCCCCTTCCTGCATCGTTCCGGGACTGAAGTGCAGCCAGTTCTTCCCCGATGCGTTCGATATCACTGTCGTCCCGCACATGGAATTCGTTGTTGTTGATGATTTCTGTGTTTTCCGTGGTGTACTGGTTGATGACCTGCCCGGATCCCCCCGTACCCGTGGGATAGTCATACCCGTTTGCGATGTCAAACAACCGCTTTTGTTGAGCTTCGGTCAGCACCATCTCACCGTCCTTGGCGATGATGGTATCTTCGTATTTTCCTTTGAAGTCAACCACACCGCCGGTATGGAATCTTGGCAGGGTCACATGATCGATTTCAGAGATGGCTTCGATGCCGATCACCCCGGTGATCTTGTTCACACCCTTGATCATCTTGTTGATCAGATCGATGAATTTGTTGATCACGGTTTCAGCTGTAATTGGGATCCAGTTCATCACCGCCTTGAAATAGTCAACCAGGTGATCCCATGCGCTTTCCCAGTCTCCGGTGAACACGTCAGAAATAAATCCGATCAGATCACCAAGAATTTCTATGATATTCTCAACGATAGGCATAACCAGTTCAATTGCTTCGGAAAGTGTTTTCCCGATGCCCTCCGCCACAAGTCCGATGATGGGCGCAAGATCCTCCAGGATGGGGGCGATGGATTCAAACAGGCTGATCAGCGGCGGCAACAGGGATTCGATCAGATCCGTGATGGGCGGGAGCAGCGCCAGGAACACATCGATCAGAGGGGGCAGCAGGGTTGCAGCCAGGTCTGTGATCATGGGCATCAGGGAAATGAACAGGTCGATCAATGGCGGCAGTGCCTCCGTGATGAGCTTTTCGAGAGGTTCTTTCAGTGTGGTAAAGGCATCCTTCAGTACCGGGAGCAAATCCTCGCTGAGTTGCTTCAGCGTGGTGTCCATCAGCATTGTAAGCAGATCAGTCAGCGCTGGCAGTGCTTCTTTTGCCAAACCAAGTACAGGCTCCAGAAATTCCCCGAACAGATCAATTACATCCGGTAGCACGTCCTCGATCACAGGCAGCGCATCCTGGATCAGATCTGACAGCAGTGGAATCAGCTCCTCACCAAGAGGGAGCACCAGCATTTCTACACTGCGTTTCAGCCCCTCGAACATGGAACCCAGATCATCGTATTTGACCTTCTTCAACTCATCCATCTTGCCGGCAGCCCAGTCGGCATTGTCGCCGATATTGTTCAACTGTGTAACCACATCGGGGCCAAGATCCTCCCACATGGTACCAAACAACTGTACACCGATGGTGTTTTGCTTTAATGGATCTTCGATGCCGGAAAGTGCGGTCAGGGTTTCCTGGAATGCTTTCTTTGCGGATTCACCGCCTTGCCCAAACTTTTTTGCCATTTTATCGGCGTTCAAACCCAGTGATGTAAATCCCTCGGCAGTACTTTCTGACCCGTCAATTGCCCGGATGGAGAATTCCTTGATCGCATCGCCTACCTTGTCCAGGTTCCACGCGCCCGTCCATGCACCCTCCTGCATAATCTGGAACATATCCTCTGCGGTAAATCCAAGCTTTGCGAACTGCACAGAATATTCGTTGATGCTGTCGATCATCTCTCCGGAATAATCCAGGCCGTTTTGCGCGCCCAGGGCGATCATATCCATGGCTTCCTCGCCGGAAATGCCAAAGCTGTTCATCATAGCCTTGGCGGCTCTGGTAGATTCAGCAATGTCATATTGAAACGTATCCCGGAGTACAAAGGCGGATTCTGAAAGATCCTTCAGCTGATCTCCTGAAATATCCCCGATGTTGCGATTGATCAGGGAAATGGCATCTGCAATGTCCTGGAAATCCTCGCCGTAGTTGTCGGCGTAAATTTCCTTCATGACTCCCCGGTAGTGCTCAGCGCCCTTGTCCGTGGCGTCGATACTGGCACGCAGGCTATTAACCGCCTTATCCATGTCCACCGCCGAATTCACCGCAAATGCACCGGTGGCAACGGCGGCACCGCCTACAGCAGATGCAACAGCGGCACCTGCACTGGCTACAGTGCCCAGCCCCTTGCCAACCCCAGACGCAGCAGAGGACAGCTTGCCCATCATGCCGGTGGCTTTGCTGCTGCTGTCTGCAACCTGGTTGATCTGCCCGGAAGCGGATTCCGCTGAATCGGCTACCTGCTGCAGGGATTCGCCCGTTTCCACAGACTGCTTCCCCAGTGTATCCAACGGGTCGGCATCGATCTTCTCCACTGCCTTTCCGGCAGACACGGCTCCGGTTTCCACATCCTCCATGGCGTCCGTGATCTTTCCCGTGCTGTTTTTGGTTTCCTTGGCTGCATGCTCCATGCTGTCCGTAATGTCCGATTCCATCTGCTCCGCCGCCTTCTTGGTGCTGGTTTTGGCATCGTTCAGATCCTTTGGCAGCTTCTCCAGATTGGCGCGGACGTCAAAAATGACTTCGCCGTCATTGTTGGGCATGGTCATCACCTCGCTTTTGCCCGCAGCGCCCTTGCCAGATTGGCAAGGCTGTTTTGTATATTCCGTTCCCGTTCCTCCTGGGTGATCTCCAGGGCATAGTATGCCTTCAGCTCCAGCAGATTGGCGATCAGCTCCCCGTTGTACTTATCCGGTGTGGGTAGCTTCCGCTGCCGGATGGACATAATTTCTCGCATTTTCGTGCGCTCGGATAACCCCTGGAACAGGGATACAAACTGCATCCAGTGCAGTTTCTCCCGAAACAGGTCAATGCCATAGTCCATGCGGAATGAGGAATAGATATAGCTTCCGTCCTGGAGGAAGTCAAAGGATCGGGTGCTGTGTGTGCCTTTCTTTCCGGTGCTGATGTACTGTTCAAACAATCTGTTGACTGTTTCCACAGGCGGGACCCTGCGGCCGGGAAACAGCAGGGATACTGCAAACTGCATCTTTTCATTGGCGCTGAAGTCCTGTTTATGCATGATTTCAAACACGTTTAAAACGGTCTGGAACCGGAGATCCACCGGATAGCCGTCGATCTCATCCGGCAAAGGCCGGCGAATATCGAAGATCACAGGCCGATCCGGCGGCGCTGCCGTTTGGATAACTGCATGTTTGCGGCCATGCGCTGACGCTTTTCCAGGATCTCTGCTTCAATGGCCGGCTTCACCACATGCTGAATAAACGGCGTCACCTGCAGGAACATGTCCGTATAGTTGCCGTCGAAGTATGCCAGCATCTTCTGGGTGTTCTCCTCCCCGAAGACCAGGTCAAAGAACGCCAGGACAGCCGTGCCGTAGGCCTGCAAGCCCTCTGCGGAGCCGCCCTCTGCCTGTTCCCGGCATTCCATCAACTGCATTTCTGTTGCCCGGTACTTCTGCGACAGCCGGTCTGCATCGATATCCACATCAATGGTCAGCACCACCTGGTTATCCTCACCCAGAAACTCCATCTGCTCTGTGATCCTGCTTGATTTCTTGATCTGATATGCCATATAAACCTCCTGAATAAAAAGCGGCACAGAGCTGCTCCGTGCCGCTGTATGGCGGATTACGAATTGTATGTGACGATCACTGTATACGTCCGTGTGAAGCTCTCATTGGTAACAGTGATCTTCACGGTGTTCTTGCCGGATACCCATGTGGCATCGCCACCGCTGGTCACAGACGCACTGCCGTTGACGATGGCAACCGTTGCATTGCTGTCCTGCGCCGCTGCGGTGATGCTGTCGCTGGAACTGGTTGCAGTGGCTGTATACTGCAGCACATCCGGGTCAAATGCCGGCGTCAGACTCAGTGATCCGATCTGCAGGCTGGCAAGCCGTGTGTCGATGATGGCGGGCTTGCCGTTGAAATGCACCTCCACGCTGACGGCTGTGGAGCTGTTTGCCGCACCGCCGCTGCGGGTGACCTTCGCCAGCGTTACAGGGCAAGAAATGACGCTGCCGTCCGGGCAGATCAGCCGGGCATCCGTCTTGCGTGCCTTGCCCCAGTTGTAATACACGGCATCCGAGAAAATGTAGTCCTGCGCCGGGTCCCCGGTATAGCGCTTACCGGTCAGTGTCAGGATCAGCTGACTGCCGGTCACCTCGCTAGAGCCGTAGCCGCCGTCCCCCAGGTAGGAGGACTGCTCCACTACCTCGTTGAGCGCTTCCGCAATGTTGTCAAATCCTTTTTTGACATCCGCATAGGTTCCGGTTTCCGCCTCCGGCGTGGTGTTGATCTGCAGGACGTAATCATAGTTCAGTACAATTTCAGGCATTGATAAATCCCTCCTTGGAAATAAAGCGGACGGAGATGATACAGGAATAAATCCAGTAATCTCCGTCCTTGGCAATGTAATTGGTTTGTGTGGATGTGTCCGCCGCGTACATCTGCCAGCAATCGCCGGCAGGCAGCGTGCGGGTTTGCGTCAGCCTCCTGACCGCTGTATCCAGTGCCTGGATGCATGCAGCCTGGTCTGTGTGCTTGGACAGGATCAGCAATGACAAGGCACCGTCCGTAGTACCCGTCAGATCCCGGATTCCGGAGCCAGAAGGAGCAAGCTCCATGGCAGTGCTGTTGTCTGTGCCAAGCTGCCCTACCGGGATGCTCAGGAACCTGGAGAGCGCCTCCAGCATCTCAAGAATCATTTCTGCATAGCCCCCTTCATAGCTGCTTCATAGACTGCTTTCCAGTCCTCCTTGTGCTGGGCGGCAGCAGCCTGTGCCCAGAGCTTCCTGCCCCGTCCGGCAAACCGGAACTCCCGATTGCTCTTGACCTTCTTGACCCCCTTCCGGGAATACAGCTGGTCACCAATGGGGAAGCACGCCTTTCCGGTTTTCGGATCCACCATGATGATGCCATAGTACAAATGCCGGGCGTAGGGCGTTTTCCAGACGAGGTGTCCTTTTTCCAGATCACTGTTGGTCAGACTGCTGTTGATCAGTCCGGATTGATCCTTCGGGCAGTACACGTTGCAATCCTTCAGCGCCTGCTGGGACATGGCATGGGTGGCTGCTTCGTTGGCCTTTTCTGCCTTCGCCAGAATCGTGGATACATTGATGTTGATCTCTGCCATCAGCTCAGCCCCAATTCATAATGATGCAGCCGGGCATCGTCATACACCGGCTCTACCGTCTCAATACGGTACACAGCGCCGGCAAAGGTGATCCGCTGTCCCACAGTAAACTGCACGGATGCAGGACGGCTATTGCGGCAGTCAAAAAACAGGGCCGCTGCCAGGTTGATCTGCCGGTTGTCCTTGGTGGTCACGAGCCTTGTGGAAGGCTCTATGCGGACATGCTGCAAAACCGCAGCAGTTTGCAGGGCTTCGGACTGGAATGCAGTGACCGTTACGTCTGACAGCGTTGCAGTATGGATCAGCAGACGCTTTGGGATGGGTTTTACCACAGCATACACCCCCTGTACAGCAGACCGGTGGGGATCAGGTACTGGTATGCAAGACTGCAAAGCATGCTGCCCGCTGTGCTGCCGGATGCACCGGACTGATAGCTGAATTTTCCGATTGTAGCAGAAACGACACTCCCCGCATCTGCCATGCAGGAAACGCCGCCCTGTGCTTCAATATAGTCTGCCTGTGCGCAGACGGCCTTTTTCACGTTCTCTGCGACCATATCCGGCACAGTATGCACCGTATAGCCGCTCATGGTAATGGCAATGTTCACAGCGTCAGCAGCACGGCTGAGGAGGATCCGCAGTTCCTCCTCAGAGCCGTCAAAGCTGCCGTGCCAGTTGTCCTTGTAGTATGCCGGATCCACCATAGCTTACGCCTTGATGTCTGCCGCTGTCAGGGTCACATAGCCCACCTTGACACAGCCATTGCTGTTGAACTCTGCGACCTCAATCACGTCTCCTGCCTTACAGCCGCTTACCACCTTTGCGGTACCGGAGGTCAGCGCCGTGCCTGCATAGGCGGAAGAAGCCGTGCCGTATGCCACCCGAGATGCAGGATTCAGCTTGTACGCCAGGGTGTTGCTGTCGGATGCGGTAACGGTGATCTTGGTGTCGCCTGCAGCGGAAGTCCCTGCAGCAACGGTAACCGCTACGCTGCCGGGTGCGTATACTGCCCGGATGGCAACGCTGCGCAGCACCTTATGACCGTAGACCATACGTCCCTGTACGGCGGATGCGCCCACATACTTGCCGGAACCGCTCAGATCCTGAATGTGTACCGGCACGGAAAATTCCTCCGCACGGGTCGCAAATCTGGGATGCCCGGCAATCATGGCAAGGCCGGCAGTGTCATCGTTCCACTCGATCACGTTGAACCCGGCGATCTTGCCCACAACGCCGCTCTGCACCACTGCGTCGCCCAGGCTGGAAGCCTTGATGAACTCATCACAGGTCAGGATCATGGCGAAGGTGTCCGGGGTGACCAGCAGATACCGCTTCCCGTCGTCCGGGATATTCTGCTTGGACATCTGGGTGCGGATATCCACAATGGCTGCGTAGATGTTTGCCTTGCTGAGTGCGCCAACCCCCACGCTGGTAGCACCGGCAAGCAGTACGGTTGCACCGTCCACATCCTCCTGCCGTGCCAGAGCATAGCCTGCGCTGTCCAGTCGGTCAGCCACCAGATTGTCCGGCACCGTCTGGGCGTCAAAGCCGTCAATGATCTCATTGACCGCCTTATCCTTGTTGATGGTGAATGTTTCATAAGTAGTGCTGCCGGTGCCGGCGGTGATGCCGTTCGCCTTGTCATAGTCGGACACCTGCACCTCTGTGTCCCGAACCGGGATCTTGACGGAGCCTGCCTTGGGGCTGCCCTCGTAATCCGTGTTGAATACCACGCCGTTCTTCAGCTTGTTCTCCTTGCGGATTTTCGCCAGGACCAGGGAAGAATAGCGCTCCTGCGCATTGTGTGCCATATCAGTTTACCTCCTGTTACTTGATTTTCAGATCTGGATTTTTTGCGTAGAATGCCGCTTCCACGCCGGAAAGATTGTCCGTACCGCCGCTTCCGGTGTGTACGCCTGTGGTCACGCCTGCGCCGAACTGGGGATACTTCTGCACGATGGATTCGATCGCCTGCTCTGCGGTGACAGAATCGGAAATCTTGGTGCGTGCCAGTGCGATCACGTCATCCAGTGCTTCGGGCGCAACGCCCTTGGACAGTGCAGACAGCTTCAGCTCAGCGGCAGCAGCCTTTGCTTCTGCGGCAAGCCGTGCCTTTTCCGCCTTGCTGATGGCAGCGGCCTGCTTCTCTGCGTCCGATCTCTGGGATTCCTGCCACTTGCGAAATGCCGCCAGCTCCTCCGGGGTGGGTGCGTCAGGCTTTGCGGCAGGCTCCTGTGCCTGTGCAGCGCCAGGGGCAGATGTGGGATCACCTCCGCCGGTATTCGCCCCGGCAGGCTCCGTTGTGGTGGATTCGGTAGGCTCCTGCGCCTGTGTGGTGGGTTCTGCCATGGTTTTACCTCCGTTTAAAGCCCGTCGGCTATAAATTAGCGACCGCAGTTTTACGCCTTAAGTCCGCTTTTGGGCATAAAAATAGCGCCTTGCACGAATGCAAAACGCTGTTTTTATTGGGGAAAAGAAAACCGCCTTTAAGCAAGGCGGTTTACGTTTTGTGTTTTTTTACTTTCAAGAAGTCTTTTCTTTGCCGTAGCTGCTTCTGCTTCAAGTCTGGAAATTTCAAGTTGTAGTTCTTCTTTCGTCATGTTTCGAATGTCATCTGGGATAATCACCCTGTCATCAATGAAATACTTTTTTTCATTCATGATCAAACACCTCCTGCACTTTTATATCAAAGTTTTGCGAAAGCTTTTCAAGCGCTTTTAGCTGAGCATCAAATTCATCGTATCCATCCTTTAAAAACCGCTCGATATAGGCACTGTATATACGTTCGTTAATTATCTCGTTTGACGAATATGAAAACAAACGACCATCATGACAAGCAACAAACCCCATTTTGTACTGGTTCCTACAACAAGAGTTCAAGTCGGAAATACTAGGCGGCATGCTACTGGGGTGCGTGTGAATTGTAATAATATCACTGCGTCCGGAAATTGCCCGCTTAATTTTCTCGGTATAGACGATAGCTCTCTCATCCGTGCTATCAGTAATGGACAATAAGACATTACCGCTTTTACTGTCTAGCCAGTACATATCCTCGTAAACGGTTCCACTGCGATGCTTTAACGCTTCTTTCGAGCAGTTGTAAAGCGATTTGTTGACATCCGGATTATCAGTTGCATTATTAAACTTTCTGCGATATTCCCCACCATCGATATACGTCTTGTTGACAAGGGTGGATTTATTTCTTCCATATCGCTGATATTCAAGAGACATATTACCACTCCTCGTCTTTATTATACCACTTCCGCCGGTTTTGTCAACATCCAAGCCATTCAACTTCCGGATCCGTTCCGTCTGATCCGGCGGCACATACCCGGCAACGGATTTCTTGTAATCCGCCACAGCCGTCCGATCCGGCTTATACCGCAGACCGTTGTCGCCGCAGAACTGCCGCAGCGCATCCTGCCGCTGTTTCAGCAGTTGCCGTGCCTGCCTGGCTCCCTCCGGATCTCCGGCAGTCTCCAGCATCATGCACTCCCGCTTGGATTTGCGCACCCGGCGCTCCAGTTCCCGCTGCTGTTGAGATTTCTTGTACGCTTCGGCGTTTTCCTCCTCCGGCTCCGGGAAGTATGTCTGATAGGATACGCCAGGCGTAAACGGATAGATCTGATGCCCGCAGTTGATCCCAAGGATCCCGTCCGGCTCTCCGTAGGAGCTTTCTGACCAAGCATAGTAGCGGATCTTCCTGCCGTGCAGATCGGTGGTGTATCCGCCGCCGCCGGAGCGGTTGAAGATCTTGCCCTGATCTTTCGCACATTTGGGGCGTGCACCGCTGTGGCTGCTCACCTCAACAAGGGTTAATCCGTAGTCGTCCATGCGGTCAAATTGTGCTTGCTGGGCTGTATTCGCCACGGTGGTGCGGATGTCCATGTTGACGTATGCCTCCGGACTCCACTCCCTGCCACGCTTGTCCACAAATGCTGGGATCCCCTTGTCGGTCATTTCCTTGATGCACTGCCGCATTGCTGCCTGCCGGCTTTCTATGCCGGATACTGTCTTGCCCGCCGCCTTGTTCAGCACATTCAGAAACTCCTGCTTATCCGCCAGCTCTGCCGTGTCATTGATGGCCTTATGCGCTGCGTCTCTGGCCTTGTACCGCATGACGGTGTTCACCATGTTCATAGACTTTCTGGCCTGCTTGGCGTAGGCTTTCAGCGCCCGTGCCATCGTGTCCTCAACCGGCGTGTCCGTGCCGTGCAGAATGCCGTCCAGCACCATTTGCCGGAATCCCGGCTCCAGATCCTCCAAGGCGCTGAGCACACCGGATTGCAGGGTATCCTGCAGCATCCGGGGTACGTTTTTCACATACTGGGTAATCGTCCGCAGGTTTTTACGATCCAGTGCTCCCAGCTGCGCAAGCATCTGTATCTTCCACTGAGCAGATGGCATGTCCGCCTGTTCTGCGGTCAGAAAGGCTGCAATATTCGCAAGCAGATCCGTCTCCAGTCCCGTATACAGATCAGACAGTCCCCGGCTCAGCTGCATCAGTTCAAGCCTGGTCATCCTCACCACCGCCCATCAGATCATCCACAGACAGCCCGGATACCGACTGCTCGGATGCGATCCGCTCAAGCTCCTGCCGGGCTGTATCCTCATCGCACTTGAGCACCTCCATAATGGCGGATACCTTGGATTTCAAGCCGGCCTGTACCAGTTTGATGTTGTTGTCAATCAGCGTATTGTCATCGATCACAACATTGTCCTGCCAGCCAACAGTGACTGTGTATGCCCTCCTGGGGAGCTGATGCAGCCATACCCCTAGCGCCACAATGGCGTGGATCACGTCCTCCAGCATCTCCGTCAGCATATTTTTGTTGCACTTGATGGTGCGTGCTGTTTTACTGTCCTGGGAAATGACCTCCGTTGCGGTCTTCAGCCCCTGTACCGCATCGAAGGACAATGCTCCGGCGGACAGTCCTGTCTGAAAGCACAGGATATTCAGCAGAGCGTTGATTGCCCGGACGTGCTCATCCACCCGCAGCTCCATGGTGTTGTCCGTTACCTTCAAGGCGTCTCCCTCCTCCGCAGAGAGAGCGGTGAACACTTCGTCGTCTGCATCGAAGTACCGGACAAGCTGCCCGGAGTCCGGGTCCGTGACCGTCTGCACCGCTGCTGACGGCACAATGATACGCTTCTTGCCGAGAATGAATTCCCGGTAGAAGCTGTCGAATGCCACGTCCAGCGCCGCCAGTGTGTCCATAGCGTTGGCATAAATGCTCATGCCAAGTGGGATTTCATACTCCACGTTGGAGCTGATAGAGGGCTTGAAGTACCCGAACATGGGAACGCCTGCGCCGTAGTCTGTCTTTGGCTGTGCCTTGATGTCAAGCTCCGAGAGCTGGCATTCCGTTCCCAGATCATTGGCGGAATCAGACCGGAATAGTTTGTTATACACCTGTCCATTGGCGGCATACCGCTCGCAAAGGGTGTAGATCTTGTCGCTGCTGCACTGAGTGGACTGGAAGATCCCGCCCCGGACGCGTTTGCCCATCCATTCTGTGGGAACAAACCGGTCTGTGCGGATATAGTCCAACACCGGCAGCCGGTCATTGGCATACACCTTCACAGCGGCACCGCCAAACGCATATGCGGAAGCAATCAGATCCGGCATGCTGTCCCAGAAGCTGTTGTTTTCCAGCACGTCAAGGACATACTGCTGATACTGTGCATCGTCAATGGTGATGTTACACTGCTCGGAAAATGTCAGCGCTGCAAACTCGTCACACAGGCATTTTGCCGTGTTCAGCCGCTTCAACGGACGGTTTCCCCGGTTGTAAAGACCGGAGCGCCGCACCGACTTCCAGGGCGGATTGTTCTCGAAAATATCCTTCCAGACCGCTATGTGTTCGCTGTAATAGTGCGCAGCATCTGGGACACGAATGTCCGGGAAAGCCTGCTTGCATGATGTGATAATATCCACTGGTCTATCCTCCAATCTGTCCGGATCGTATGATCTGCGGAATGTATTTTTCTACGCTGTACTCAAATGCGTCCAGGCTGTCGATGTTGTAATTGCCGTCGTCCAGTCGCACGTCAGACTGTTTCTTCATATCCCACACAGCTGTCTGCAAGGCTTCAATAAGCTTTTTGCAGTGATTCATGATGAAGAAGCGACGCTGCGCCATGATCTGATTGGTAAACCGGATCCGGCTTAGAATCTCTGACTTTCTTGCATTGTGAACGCTGATCGGAATGTGATTTTTGGCAATCTCCGTGCGGATCCCCATAATGAGCGTGGTTTCTGCGCTGTCAAAGTAAATGTCATGCACGTTGTACCGCCGTTGGCAAGTGCGGATAAAATCCACAATATCAGCATACAAGGTTGTTGGAGCTATCACCTGGCGCCGGTAGTATTCCTCCAGCACAACTACACGCTGCAAACCCTGGCTGAACCCGGTGCAGATGCCAGCATGGGCGGATCCATTGCCGCCGAAGTCAAAGCCGATGTTGCAGAACATGATATCATCCGGCGCATCCGTCAGCAGAAATGGCGTAGAATCATCCGCAAACTGCTTGTAGATTACACCCTCTGCGCTGACCCACAAACCCTTGATGTACCTGTCATGAAACACACCTGTAAAGCATTGCTCTGCGTCACTCAGCTGCTCCGGTGTAAGGATCGGATTGTCCTGCATCAGAAAATGCAAGTGCAATGCATTTCTCTGCTCTGCTTTACAGATCCATTCCTGGTAGAACCAATGGAACTGATTGTCCGGGTTGCAGTTGAACCACAGCTTTGCACCAAGCACCGACAGGGTACGGGTGATTGCCTGCTCTACGAAGGAACGGGGCATCAGCGCTACCTCATCAAAAAAGACACCACTCAGCGTGATGCCTTGAACCAATGTGTAGGAGGATTCGTCCTTTCCCCCGAACACGTAGAAACAGTTGGTTTTCCCCATCCCGGAAACAGTCAGCAGGCTGACGGAACGGTTGTATGCCAGCTTGAACCGCGATGTAATGTCAGCAATTGCTTGCAGCGGCATGATGATGTTTCGCTCGGCGCTGCGGACTGTCTTGCCACAAATGCCGAACGTTGCGCCATCAAACCTGCGCATTGCCCACAGGATGAAGGACGTGACCATGCAGATGGTTTTGCCGCTTCGGACGGCACCGTCGCAGATGATGGCTTTATATTTGTCGCCGTAGCACCACTTAAACACTATTTTTTGCTTTTGCGACAGCTTAGAAAACGTCATTCGTCAGCCTCCTCCAATGCCTGGTAAAGCATCGGCGTTTCTGTATCTGTTTCGGATTTATCCTTCTGCGCAGCCTCCTTCAGGCGGAGCTCCTTGCGCTTCAACGCAACCGTTTCACGCTGCACAGATTCCCCCAGCAGATCAATCAGCATATCTGCCGCCTTGAGATTTTTCCCATCAACGGCCTCTTGGATCAAAACGTCAATGACGTCATCGATCAGGCTGGGGTTGTCTTTCAGTTTGCGTTTCAAGGAGCTTTTAAAGCTTCTGGACACGCCGGAAGCCTTCCCGCCCTTGGACTGGATCGCTCTTTGTTCGCTCTTTGATCTTGCAGAGAGCGGAATCAGGTTACCGTCATTCAACGTTCACCACCCTTTCAGTGTATAAGAAAAGCGCCCCATACGGAGCGCTGAGTATTCTGCCCGGGCGATTGCCCGGACATCAAAAGGAGGACAAATAATGGATAATGTCAATTCTCACACGCCCACGAGGGCGAAACGGAGGAAAGAAACGCCGGGCTGGTGTGGGGTACCCGGCGGAAAAAGCGTCCTGTCGGCTCCTCCGTTGCTTTTTCTAGTTTACATGATATCACAGATCTAGGGTGCAATACAATGCAAAAGGGTGCAAACTTTATCGAGCGCCTGCTTATGCTTGTACTTTACAGAACGAACGCTGTAATGCATCCGTTCTGCGATTTCCTCCATCGGCAAACCTTCCAGGTATCGGTATGTCAGCAGCGCCTCCAACACATCATCATGCAATCCGTTGATTACTTCTTTTACCTCCCGGCGGATCACTTCATACTCGCACAGGGCGGTATCATGCTCTTTTTCGGTTTGTGCGCAGATCTGCATGGCAGCCTCTACGCCGTTTTCCTGGCTGTCTGAGCGACCCTTGTCCACACCCCCATAGTTTACTGTCAACCCTTGCGCACGGGCTCTGTCACGCTCCAGGAGCGATCTGAGTGCCCGCACCTTCTTGTCTTTGTAAAATGCCCGGTTGAGCCAGGCGCTCGTCTCCATCTGCTCCAGTGTCATTCAGTCATCTCCTTTGTTGCCGCCGGCAATCAGTGCCATAATCAGCACACCGAGAATGCCTCCGAGAACAATTCCTACGAAAAACATACGATACCCTCCCATTTCAATTTTAAGCCGCCTGTACGGCGTTTTATTTTTACCCATGAAATTATACTATGAAGTGCCTAAACGCCGCACAGAGCGACGCACAGACGTTTTCAGAGGCATCCTAAGAAAGATTGTCATACTTAACCGCCATTTCTGCGGCGATCCTGTCCAGCTGTCTCTTGAGTTTCCGGTCGATGACGCTATCCACAGACTGGGCACCGATGTACTGCCGCATCTGTTCAGCCATGATCAGAACGTCGGCGACCTCCTCCTTGAGGTTCTCGAATGCTCCCTTCTTGCCCCGTTTGCACTTGCAAACTGCCTGGATAAATTCGGCGCATTCCTCCACAGCAACATCACGCTGCTGGTCGTAGGTGTAGTGTCTTACGATCTGCCCGATGGCAGCCTCCTGCTTGTCAGTCATACAGAACCCTCCTTCTCGCACCGGGGGCACACCTGCCGCCCCTCTGGGATGATCTCGCCGCAGCATACACAGGTGTTGTCAACTGCGTTTGTGTTCATAGCTTATCCCACCCTTCCGCCTTGTAGGCTGACTCTGAAAAATCAATGCCGTACCGGTCTTTCAAGAACTTTGTGCAGTCGTCTGCATCGTACTTTCTGCCGAAGATCCCGGTTTTCATCATAACAAACTCGGATTCGATGTGTTCCTTCAGCTGACTCAACCGCCTGCCGCCGAACCCGAAGTACCGGTGCAGGACAACGAATGCCACTGCAAGGGTCTGATAAGCCGCCTGTTTGGCGATCTGCTCGTAGTTCTCCCGAAGGTACGCATCGGTTTCTCGCTTGCAGATCTCTCTGACCTCCCGGTCTGACTTCATCAGTCGCTTTAAACTCCGCATGATTGTGCCTCCCGTTCAATTTCATCCAGGCGGCAAATCACAAGTGACTTGGGATTCCGGATATCAGTCAATTCCGCCTGGTAGTAAAAACCTTTGTCTCCCATGCGGATCGTGGCGCCGGACAGTATGTACGGTGCATCCACATGGTTGTGCGGGCTCTTGAATCTGACCCTATGATTCAACGCATACTTGATCTCCTGCTCTGTCATAGCAGGATCACCTGGATGTATATCCCGGACGGATCCCCCCAGAACTTCTCGCAGATCTCACTGGCAACCAATGCATCGTCCCTCCAGAACCCACTCTGGGTCATGCAATCCTTGAGCAGCTTCTGCAGATTATCAGTGTCAGGTCTGGTAAACTTGTACTCTCCATCCTTGTGATGCCCACCAGACGGGAAGATCCACTTGGTGATCAGACGCACTCCGCAGCGAATCGGCTGCTCCGGTCTATGTGGCATAAGGTTTCCCAAAAGCTTCGCCTTTGCATCCTCCAGCTCGGGAGGGTTATAAAATCTCGGCTTGCCATTCACCACCGTAACCTTGTGCTCCTGCGCAGTGATGGTCGGTGGAATCATTGGCATAAAAAATTCAATCATTCAACATTCTCCTTTTTCTTCTCTCTCGAGGGTCTCGGTCAAGCTGCCGGCGCTTTTATTATTTCTGGATTACAAAAGGGCAAGGACAAGCCCTTTTGTATTATGTAATAATACAGTCTGTCCGTCCGAGGGTCAAAATCGGTGATTCTCCCTTTTTGACCCTCACAGGGTCAAAGTCGGTGATTCCCCGATTTTGACCCTCTCAGGGACAGGGACAGAAACCCGATTTTGACCCTGTCCCTAGAGTTACTTTTTTCCAACTATACAGTCATCAACCCAGTATCCACCGTGCTCTTTCAGCCGTCTCCGGACGGTTTTTTCTGACACTCCCATATACTCTACAATGTCAGAAATTAGGGCTTGACCCTGCTCGTTTTCCGCTGCACTGAATGCAGTTTCGATGGATGATTTCCGGTCATCCGCCCTCTCCTCATTGCTCTTACGCTTGGGGAAATTCTTCTGCCAGGTGACCTCCGGGTCGATGTCTTTCAGCACGCCGGTCTGATCATCGCTGTGGGTCGGATAGTCGAACCACACATTGATTGGCGTGAACTTGGGGAACTCACGGAGGGTTCCATCAATGCGCCACGCTGTCCGGTTCTGGACGGTCTTCTTTGCCGCATGGATCTCCTCCATCATGCGATCCATACTGTTGTTGCGCAGACTTGTCCTGGCGTGCTCCAGCATGCGTACAGGGCTCTCCTCATCGTCTTGCGATATGTGGTCATCATAGTGATTGCCCAAGAATCTGTGCAGCCATTTGGAGCAGATTCTGCACACCTGTTTGTCTTCCTCACCCTGCCGCAGCTGGTCGGAGATCGGCAGCTCGATCATGTCCAGCAATGCATCCGGATCCCGTGCGAACACACCGCTACCGGCTGCCCTGTCCATAGAACGCTTGCCGCCCTGAGAGCCTTTGCTGTGGTGGTGACAGTAGATCACGGCGCAGCCAGCTCCGGTGCACACGCGGTCAAACTGGTTGCAGAAATGCGCCATCTGCTCGGCACTGTTTTCGTCGCCGGTGATGACCTTGTAGATCGGGTCAATGATGATCGCCGCATAGCCGCGCTGCTTTGCCCGCCGGATCATGGACGGTGCGAGCTTGTCCATCGGGAGAGATCGTCCGCGCAGATTCCAGATGTCGATATTGTCTAGATGCTTCGGCGTGATGCCGAGCGCTTCGTACACATCCCGCACGCGGTGTTTGCAGGAGATGTCGTCCAGCTCCAGATTCACATACCAGACCTTGCCCTGCGCACACGGGAAGCCCATCCATGGCTTGCCCTCTGCGATCGCAATTGAAAGTGCGATCAGCGCAAAGGACTTGCCCGCTTTGGAAGGTCCCGCAAGCAACATCTTGTGTCCCTGCCTCAGAACGCCCTCGATCAGAGCGGGGCGAAGCGGCGGGATGCTGTCCCAGAAGTCTGCTGCGTTCTCCGCATCCGGCAGATCGTCGGTGATCTCCTCGATGTAGTCTTTCCACTCCTCGAATGATGCCTTTCCGGTGCCGGTCTCAATGAGATACTGGAACTTCTCGCCGCGCTGGAAGCCCGGCAGTCTGGTCAGCCTTGACGGATTCTTGCAGCTCCGGTCGATGCGCAGTCCGTTCTTCTCGCACACATCGAACAGATATGCGACACGCTGCCGGTACTCCTCACGGCTCGATGCGCCTACTCTGACGATCGCGTGCAGCGACTTTCCGCCGGTATGCACAAGCGTGACGATCGGGAGCTCCAGATCGTGCATGAGCGCGTTCTGCTGCTCGATCGGCAGGGAGTCCGACTCAACCAGCACATAGCGGTAATCGGTGACATTTTCGTCTTTGATGCCCTTACCGTCCAGTGGATTGACACGGATCCACGCCCCCGCACGCGGGTCTGCATCACCGAGCACGCTGCCTATGTCGCCGCCGCATTTTTCCAGCAGGTCAATGAGCTGACCGGCGGTGCGGTCGTAGTTGCCGCGCTGCGGTGAGAGCTTGCCGGTCTCGGAATCCTCGTAAACCGATGTGACATAGCCGACATATTCGTCCGACTCAAACCGCGCCCGCAGATATGTGATGATTTCCTGCACCGGGTCGCGGGAGACCGGCTTTGCAACCGGCTCCGCTTCTCCCTCGTATGCGATAACGCCCTCAAAGTCGAGGAGCGCATCACCGTCAAAATGTCCGCCGCTGCCGAATGTGAAGCCGTGTTCCTTTGCCATCTGCACGATCGTGCCGGCCGTGACCGGCTCTGCATTGCCCTTGAATGTGCGCCATTTCTTTTCACAGCCGCCAACTTCATACCGGCTGTCTGCTTTGCTCCATTCGTCCCAGTCCGAAACAGTGAAGCCCTCATGCTTCAAAGCCATGCCGACATTTGTCCATTCATCATAGGTCAGATCAGACGGCGGAATATGCGAAAGGATCTCCAAAAGGTTCAAATGCGTTCACCTCCTGAGCTGGTGTATAGGTCTGCGGATTGACCCCGCGCGGAATCTGCCAGCCGTTCGCGCTGATGCGGGAAATCATGCTCGATGCCGCTTCGAACTGCCATGTGCCGACGTGCTGAAAGCCCCGCGATTCGAGGAACCGTATCTGCTTCGGCGTGGTCAGTCCGGCGCTCTGCCGCTTCTCCAGACGGTCAAGCAGCAGCTTTGCCTTGCCTGCGTTCTCGATCTCATCCGGAAAGATACCACGCTTTTCGAGTGCTGCCTTTTGTTTATCGGTCGGCGGTGCGCACTCCCAGCCGAATGATGGGACATAGCCAGACAAATCTGCTGCACAGATCGACATTTCGTATTGCAGCGGATCGACGAGCTTGCGCTTGCGGGATTTGCACGCCGCGATCTGCTTTGCGAGCGCTTCCTCGCGCTGCTGCTGGACTTCATCGGATGCAGTCTGTGCCGCTTCCTCGATGTCCATTTCACAGCCTGCCTGATCGGCAAGGTCTTCGGTCATTTTCTCGGCAACTTCCTTGTTATCACATATCAGGTGCGCCGGTCTGCATAGCTCGTGCCGCTCGGTGTGCCAGAGGAAATCCAACAATAACAAATGGTCTTTACCCTCGCAGAGCCGTGTGCCGCGCCCGACCATTTGGCAGTACAGTGACCGCACCTTTGTTGGCCGCAGCACGATCACGCAATCAACGGACGGACAGTCCCAGCCCTCGGTGAGCAGCATGGAATTGCATAGGACATTGTATTTGCCCGCATCGAAATCCGCGAGAATCTCGGCGCGGTCATCGGAATTTCCGTTGACCTCTGCTGCGCGAAAACCGGAATCGTTCAGAATGTCGCGAAACTTCTGCGAGGTCTTGATCAGCGGTAAAAATACGACCGTCTTGCGGTCGGAACAGTATTTTTTCATTTCCTCTGCGATCTGCCAGAGATACGGGTCGAGCGCACAGTCCAGATCGCCGGGCTTGAAATCGCCGGACTGCATCCCCACGCCGGAGAGGTCGAGTTTCAGCGGAATCGTCACCGCCTTGATCGGCGAGAGATAGCCTTCCTTGATCGCTCTCGGCAGCGTATATTCGTATGCCAGACTGTCGAACACATTGCCCAGCTCGCGCATATCGCCTCTGTCCGGCGTTGCCGTGACGCCGAGCACCCGCGCTGTGTCAAAGTAATTCAACACGCGCTGATAGCTGTCCGATACCGCGTGATGTGCTTCGTCGATGATGATGGTGCTGAAATAGTCCGGCGCAAAGCGATTCAGGCGGGATTCCCGCATCAGCGACTGCACCGAGCCGACGGTCACGCGATACCAGCGGGATTCGCTGTCAAGGCAGGATTGCTCCGCCTTCTCGGTCGAGCAGATCAGTCCGGTCGCTGATTTGATCTTGTCGGTAGCCTGATCGAGCAGCTCGCCGCGATGCGCGAGGATGAGGACGCGGTCGCCCTGCCGCACTCTGTCCTCGCTGATCTTGGCGAACACGATGGTCTTGCCGCAGCCGGTCGGCAGCACGAGCAGGGTTCTGGTGTTGCCGGAATCCCACTCGCTTTCCACTGCCGTCCGCGCTTCCTGTTGGTAGGGGCGCAGTTCCATCAGAAGTTACCGGCTGTCCATCCGCCGGGCGTCTGCGGAGGCTGATGGTAGGTCGGCTGTGCCGGTGCCTGATAGCTCTGTTGGTACTGCTGTGGCGGTGCCTGATACTGCTGCTGTGCAGCCGTGGGCTGCGGAGAAGCTGTCTGCACCTGCTCATCGTAGGCATAGAACTTCTTGATCTTGTTGGACTGCCCGTCGCTGCCGTCATTCTTCTTGTAATGGTCGATGTAGACCTTGCACTTGCCGCGCATCCCCTCGATGTTCCAGCACATCACGAGCTGTTCGCCGTGCTTCTTCAGACCGATCGAGAGGAAGAACTGCGAGAGCTTCCACTCAAATTTCTTGACAAGGAAGAACCGCTCCGTGATCGTAGTCTTGTCCTGCGGTCCCCAGACCGTCAGCTCGACCGTCACGCTGTTGCAGGCGGGCATCTTGTCGCTGCCCTCGTAGCGTCCGCGTGTGACCTTGCTGATCGTAAAGTCGTAGTCGCCCTCCGGTAGCAAGGTAAAGCCACCGTCCTCGTTTTCGATCACGCCCTCGTAACCGAGCTCTTCGTATTCTGCTCCGAATTGTGCCATAATCAGTCTCCTTTCATCATTAAAACGGAAGTTTGCGGTTTTCCTGAATCATTCCGAACACCTGCGCCCACGCGCCGATCAGCACGCCCTGCACGAAATCCGGCGGATAATTTGCGATCGGCATATTCTCCGGGAAGTATCCGCGCATCCCGACTACAAGCTGAATCTCGCTCTCGGTGACATTGTTCTGCCGCATGAGGTCTGCGAGTGCGGGTGGGATACCGTCGGGAATGCCGATATTCTCAATCGGCTGGAATTCTTCCAGATCACTGACTGAGAGCGGAGCCGGTTCGGGCGGCGCGGGCTTCGGCGGTGCCGGAGGTGCAGGCGGCGCAGTCTGCTGAACCGGTGCAGGATTTGCGCTTGCCGCCGGAACGGGTGCTGACTGTCCGAAGATGTGGGCGATCTGTGCGAAATCAAACGGCAGCTCCGGCGCGAGGTTAAAGCGGTTCTTGGCATCCCAGCAGGGGTTGTGCGCGGTATACATGACGCGCTCTCCACCGCGTGCCTTCATCTTCTTGCCGTCCTTGTCTGCTGCGACTGTGAAGGTCTTGTAATTGGCGAACAGAACCATGTCCGCCCACTCTTTCACCATTGCGCAGGAGTTGCACTTCGTGGAATTGATGAGCTTTAATTCCCACCGGTCGTATGCGCCCATTTCGTCGGGCTGCTCGAATTTTCTGATCGCCGCGTGCGCTGTCAGAATGATGTGGATGCCACGCTCCCAGATGTCGTTCAGCAGGTTCAGGATGCGCCCCATTTCTTCATACACATAGCTGTAGCCCTTGCCGTAGCCGAAGTCTTCAATGCCGGTCTTGCTGTTCTTTGCGCAGACTGCCGTAATGCAGAGCCTTTCTGCCCAGTCGATGGTATCAATGACCAGCGTCTTGCAGCCGGGAGGATTGTCCCTGATCTCCGTGAGAAACTGCATCAGCATCGCAAGGCTGGTTGGCGTTTCGGTGCGTGCGACATCCATACGGGCGGTGCTGCCCTCGGTGTCGATGAACAGCGGGTCAGGGAACATACTCGCAAAGGTGCTCTTGCCGATGCCCTCCGGACCGTAAACGACCACTTTCAGGGGCTTCGGCTGGATGCCTCTTGTAATCTTCATCAGAATACTCCTTTCTGCCATGTTTTCGGCGGCTCAGGCGTGATGGAGTAGCCGTCTTCGATCAGCACAGAGCACTCGCCGCCGGTGCTGACTCTGGTTGCAATCGCCTGCAAGCCTTCCGCTTCGAGCCACTTGCCGAATGCGGTCAGGGTCTGCAAATCCATCTGTTCGAGCTTGTCCAGCAGGACAAAACCGCACTTCGGATTCAGCTTGCGGACAATGGATGCTGCAACAATCATCTGATCGGCGCCGCTCATATTGTCCCACGCCTGTCCGTTGTAGATCAGAGCGCCATTCTCGACAGACAGCCCGTCAAGCGGCATCTGCGCACCGTCAAGCAACTTATGCCGTGCAGTGCGTGCCGCTTCCAGTTCCTCGCTCAGAGCGTCATACTGCCGCCGGAAATCGTCTGCGTCAAGCTCGGCTTTCTCGCGGTCACAGTTCGCGCGGACTTTTGCATTGACTGTCTCGACAGCGCGGAGCTGTTCTTCCAGCTCTGCCGTGGATTCCATTTCCAGTTCCGCCGGAGACTTCTTCGCGGCATCGGATTTCTCCTGCCACGCTGCGAGCTGTACGTGGAGATCGGCAAGCGTCTGTTCCGTGCGGGCGATCTCGGCGGTTACATTCTGGATTGCAATGTCGATGCCCTGAATGTCGCGCTGCCACTGCTGCCGCTGCCCATTGCGTGCAAGAATCTCCTGCTGCTGCGTGATCAGCTCCGCCGCGCTGACCGGTTCCTTCGGCACATCGGTATAGAGCGGCATCTCCGCAGCGTACTTCGCCTTCTGATCAGCAATGCGCCCGATCTCCGTGCGGCGGTTATAGAGCTGATGCTCGTTCTGCTCCATCTCAAAAAGCTGTTCGCCGATGCCGATGATGCGCAGGAGCACGTCCGCTTTCTTCTTGTCGGTCATCGCCATGAACGCGGGAAGATCGAGCGCGAACTGCTCCACAAACTCATTGAGAAGCTGCTGACCGCCTCTGCGCCCGTCAGGGTCGATGACTTTGAGGGCGCTGTTCTTGCCGGAGCGCTCCACGACCAGACCGTTGCTGAGCGTGATCCGCAGGTGCGGCGGAATCTCCGAGCCCTCGCGCTGCGGCTGTGACGGCTTGTAGCGGTCGCCGCCCAAAGCCCAGCAGATCGCGTCCAGCACTGAGGTCTTGCCCTGCCGGTTGTTCCCGCCGATGATGTTCAGGCCATTTTCGGCCGGCGCAAGCTGCACCGCCTTGATCCGCTTAACGTTTTCCAGCTCCAAGCTGGTGATTTTTACTTGATTATCCATTCTTACTCCTCCTCGTTTTTGATTTCTGCATCATATTCTTCATCAATGCCGCTGCCGTCTACCCGCTCGTCCAGATCGTCGAATGCGCAAGGGCGGCGTTCCAACAGCTCTTGTGCGGATCCCTCGAATACAGCCGTTAAATTCAAACGGCCGTTGTTCTTCGTCTTGGCAAGCTTCAGCAACTCATCCCCCATGCCCTTCTTCATGAGCGTTGCGTGCAATTTGGGGTGTGTATGTCGGATCATAGTGATCTGGTTATCCTTGTACAAAATCCCGGTTGCACATCCCCAACAGCCATTACGCTGGATCTTGTGCTCAACACCGGCTTTATCCGTCCAGGATACGTCATACAGTGGACTGTAAGGAACATCGTATGTTCGGATATATTCCCAAATATCCTCGTCCGTCCAGATTTGCAACGGGTTCACATGGTAGAATGGACCATCGGTGATATGCGCCCTGTGGCTTTCAAAGATGTACCCCCTTGTGGAAAAATTCATCTTACGCATCTGACTTTCAGACGCCATAAGGCCCTTGAAAATCACATCTACGTCAAGTTCTGCCTGCATGCGCTCAGAAGGTTCCTTTTTGAGCAACTTACAGCAATGCTGGGAAAACTTGCACTGTCTCAGAACATCATAGTACTCGTGTAGCTCATCCTTCTCACTGGACGATTTTGAAAATTCCAGAAAGCAATCAATATTGATTCTCCGTGCATCCAGTTTGGATGCAGCCTTTCCCAATATGGGGAAACCGTACTGATCAGCGCACCACCAATATGACATAGGAGTGTTCTTCGGCCATACCAGCCCTCGCTTTTCAAAATCCTCCCACATCTGAGGCGTAGCTGATCGTTCAAGGCACTGTGTGCTTTTCAACTTACCGTCAGCTTTCAGAACCTCCGACAGGCGTCCTTCAGATCGGAGCCACTCCAGCACCTCTCTCTGCGCCGCATACTTCAGTCCTTTTTGCTCGGTTCGGAGCAGTTTTGTCTCGTGAAAGTGATCACCGCCCCATTTCTTACCCAGTTCACGCGCGAATTGCAGCGATTCTGGGTACTCCACACCGGTGTTACCGAAGATAACGTGCATGCTTTCGGCTTGCTCCGGGCAGTATGTACGAATCAGATGCCACAGAACCGTGCTATCCTTGCCACCGGAGAACGCAAGAGCAGTGTGATGCTTTGACAGCGAGAACCCCTTGCGAATAGCCTCGACCGCCTTCTCAATCTTGTAGGGCAAAGGCTTTTTCTGTTCCTCGATGATTTCTTTAAATCCGATAAAACTTGACATTTTCGTTCCTTTCTGCTATAATAAACATGGTTATATTTTCTTTGTGCCCTCAGTCCATCTGAGGGCTTTTTCTTGTCTTAGCTCCTCCAGTCGTTCCGCCGCCTGGCGGATGATAGCGCAGCCGTGAAGCCCACAGTTGTGTTCGTGTCCACAGCCCCTGCATGCCAGACTGCCAGTCTCAACCTTTAACCGGCGCAAGGAGCAGATCAGCTCTGTGTCGGTCATCTCTCGCCCTCCGCATGTGCCTCCAGCCAGTGCCGGAGCTCGTCCCTCTGAGCAGTAGCCCTCTCCAGTTCTGCTTGCATCATTGTGACCCGGTATGTGATCCGATCCACCTCGTTGCGTACCGTATCCAGTACACACTGGGGAATGTGGGTGTCGCCATCCACATGCTGTGGTGCAGCCTCCTGCGTTGACGGCTCAGGCTCGACCAGGGCGCCTTTTTTGCGGAGCTCATGCAGCCTGACTCTCACGGCACCTACTGTGCGCCCGAGCTTCACGGCGATCTCTCCGTTAGTGGCACCCGTCTGACGGAGTGCAATCAGCTGTGCAATGTCATCGTCAGACCACTTATTAATTCTCGTATCTTTCATTTTTCCTCCCAATTTCTGATTCATAAAATCTGCAGCATGGATGGTGCAGATGTCATCTTCGACTACATCCTGTGAAGTAGAAGTCATGCGGCTGATCTGAGCCATGCTCAGTCCTAGCGCCAGCATCTTCCGTGTGCGTTCCTGCCGGGGATTCAGTACTACTCCCACCTGGGGGATCTTAATCCAGTCGCCCATATCTGTCAAACTCCTGGCAGCGCTTCAGTTCTACGTCGTAATAATCGCACGCTCTCTGGCTCTCTGCCATAGCTTCTGCCTGCATCCGATCCAGTGCTTCATGCTGCCTCCGAACCTCTGCGGTGATGTCCAGCACCGCCGCTACGACTACCAGCACCATTGCCGCCATAAACGGCGTCATGCCCGTCATCCAGGATCCCACCACGATGCCGCTGGCTGCGGCGATGATCAGATCCCGGAGGGCTGCTATGTATGTGCTTTTCATTGTGATTCCTCCCTATGTAATCATGTTCTTGGTCACTTCTGACATTACCGTCTGAATGACACTTGCAATTGGAATGCCAGTGATCTGGCAGTACCGAATGAATCGATCCAGAGACATCTTCTCCGGATACACAGCATCACGGCGTACCGTCTCTACAGAACAATGCAGCCGCTTTGCGGTTTCGTCACTGCGCATTCCCTTCAGTTCCTGCTGCATGTGGATGATCGCCCACAGTTTCTTTGCATCACTAGGCGGCGGCTGTTTCAGTTTTGGCATACAGATTCCTCCTTTCTCCTTTAAACCTCAATTGGTTCCAGCAGTTGGTCAGCCGTGCAGTGTAGGATTGACGTCAGCTTTTTTAGCATGATTATATCTGGCTTGCGTTCACCAGTTTCCCATAAGGAAATTGCACTCGATGAAACACCCAGCTTGTCAGCGAGAAAATCCTGTGTCATTCCCAACTGCCTGCGGTATTTTCTTATTGCAACCAACTTTCTCACCTCCTTTCGTGGGTGGCGGTCAGTTGTTGCATTTTGCAACGTTAGCTGCAAAAAAATATACGCCAAAGCTGCCGGAGTCAATCTCCAAAGCACCGGCAAGTTTTTCCGCTTCATCCAAGAAAAACGGACGAGTGTTGTTGATCTTCTGATTGACAGAGCACTCGGATAGCCCAAGAAGTTTTGCAGCATCTGCTTGTGTCATTCGTTTCTCTCGCATGATTCCTTTCAGCTTATCGGAATTCACCAATTAATACACCTCCTTTCTTTGGTTGCGTTTTGCAACTTCCATGCTTGAATTATATCACGACATTTTGCATTTGTCAATAGCGTTTTGCAACTTTTTTTGAAAAAATCAAAATAAACTATTGCATTGTGCAATGCCGTATGATATAATCGAACTGTAAGGAGGTGTAAAAATGGATACATACAAAGCAATTGAAATAGGCAAGCGCATTCATGATAAGAGAATCGAATTGCACCTCACTCAAGAGGAATTAGGATTAGCCGTTGGCATGAATAAATCGACTGTACAGAGATATGAAACAGGACAAGTCAAAAAAATAAAGCTTCCAGTGCTAGAAGCATTGGCAAAATATCTCGGTGTTTCACCAGATTGGCTAGCAGGAAAAAGCAGTTCAGAAACTGTTAAAAATGAATCCAACGCACTCATTCTTCCACAGTGCAAGGTTAGAATGATCCCGGTGTTTGAGAGTGTATCTGCTGGAATTGGGACGTATGCTGATGACTGCATCGTGGATTATATGCCGTGTTTTATTCAAAATGACGCTGAAGCGGAGCACACCATCTGCGTAAAAGTCTGTGGAAATAGCATGTACCCAAAAATTGAAAATGGGGACATCATTCAAGTGCTCAAACAGGACTGGGCGGAAAACGGGCAGATTGCCGTAGTGCTCATTGATGGTGAAGATGCCGTTGTTAAAAAGATCGAGTACACGAGCGACACGGTGAAACTGATCTCCATCAATCCAGAGTGGGCACCAAGAATATTTACGGGATCAGATCGAGGACTGCTAACGATTCTGGGCATAGTGAAGAAAATTATTAAGGATGCATAACATCCTGTATAAACAACCATCATTTTGACAAACTCCCAAAGATTTTTTTGAAATTTGCAAAAAATATTGTTGAAAATTATTGACATCTTCGCCACCGTGCCTTATAATGGATTTACAGACTTTGTGCTAATTCATATTATAAGGAGGTCAAATTTATGAGACTAAGATTCGGAATAAGTAAAAAAATCGGGAATTTCCACGTCGGTGTGAGCCACAGTGTGGGGGGCAGGAGGAAAAGACATAACAGGAAGAGGAGCAATAACAATAACGACAATGTTTTTGGTATCGTGATTGCTGTTTTGTTTCTCCCGATCACGGCGGCTGTGATCTTCGGAAAATGGCTGTATGAAAAAACGCAGGAGCAGAAAGCAATTGACCCGGATAGCGTTTGGTATAAGCAGACATATGGAATCATACTGATGCTGATTTTCTTTTTTCCAGTTGGGCTGTACCTTATGTGGAAGTACGGGAAGAACTGGAACCAAAACCTGAAAATTGGCGTCAGCGCCTTCTGTGGTTTGGTGCTGATTGCGTCGATGTTTATGCCGAATTCCAGTGGTGGCAATAATTCTATGACGGACAGCGGACTTACCGCTATGGCATCCGTAACCACGACATGGCAGAAAGCCGAAATAACCAGAGCCACGACTACAGCAGAACCGGAAGCAACTTCAGAATCAGTGACGACAGAAACCACAACAGTTGAGCCAACCGAAGAGCCGACCGAAGAACCAACGGAAGAACCCACCGAGGCGCCTGAACCTACAGAAGAACCAGAACGAGTATATATGGTAAATTACAAGTCAAATATATTTCACAGCCACACTTGCTACACAGTTGAGAATTCAAACAATCCAAATATAAAAGAATATACCGGTACAGCGGAAGAATTAGAAGCAAAAGGATATACACGTTGCAAATTGTGCAACCCTTGGTAAAACAACAACCGCCCACCCCGTAAAAAGGGTGGGCGTAAATTTGCACTAATTGTCACGCCCTACACGGGCGTGTGAGTTGAAATTTTACGGGGTGGGCGTAAATCAAATATGGGGGTGATCGTATGGCAACTGCGAGAAAGCTTCCCTCCGGCTCATGGAGGGTGAATCAGTACATTGGCACCGATGCATCTGGAAAACGAATGTACAAGTCCTTTACTGCAGAAACAAAAAAAGCCGCCGAATATGCGGCGGCAGAGTATAATTTGAAACGTAAGGACAAGCCAAAAGATCTGACTGTCGGTCAAGCTATCGACGGGTATATTGCCAGTAAAGAACACATCCTATCCCCCACCACCGTGGCTGAGTATCGGCAAACACGCAGAAACAAGTTACAGTCCATCATGAACGTACCATTGAACAAGCTGACCAACGTGATGATCCAGCAAGCAATCAATGAAGATGCGGCACGGCTGTCTCCCAAGTCCGTCCGGAATGCACACGGACTTCTTTCAGCAGCTCTTGGAATGTACATGCCGGATTTTTCGCTCCGAACAACGTTGCCGCAGAAAAAAACGAAAATAAAAGACCTTCCTACTCCAGAAGAAGTGTTGAAAGCCGTATCCGGCTCTGACATTGAGTTGCCTGTGCTGCTTGCCTTATGGCTTGGTATGCGGCTCTCCGAAATACTTGGGCTTCGATTCTCAGACGTAAGCAGCGATGGGGTCATCACTATTTCTCACGTCAGAGTTGTTGTAAACGGGGAGCTGATCGAGAAGGACACCACGAAGACTGCCGGGAGTACTCGGAGAGTCACTGCTCCCACCCCTATTATGGAGAGGATCAACGCCATCCCACACCAGTCAGACGATGGGCACATTGTTGATAGCTATATAGGCGGCATTCGTAAGAAGTTCAAACGGATCATACAAGCAGCAGGACTGAAAGACATGACGTTCCACGATCTGAGACATCTGAACGCATCCGTTATGCTGGCTCTGGGAATCCCAGATAAATATGCTATGGAGCGTGGCGGCTGGTCATCAAACAGCACACTGAAAGCTGTATACCAGCACACTTTTTCAGACGCACGACTTGAGGCGGACAACAAGGTGAACAATTACTTTTTAAGCATTATGCAACATGAAATGCAACACAATCAATAACAAACGCCAGTTTTTCAATGATTTATATCAATAATCGATAGGTTCAAGTCCTGTCACCTCGACCATTAACCCCTCCGGATTCCGGAGGGGTTTTCTATTGCAAGAATGGCTATATGCTTCAAAAATGCAGGAATGAGTGGATTTTTGGCTCGTACACTTCTCCATCATAGTGCGATGCCCTTATACAAAATGTGCCATGCAATATGCACATTGTACCGCATTTTCGACACATATATGACACGAAATATGACACATGAACAGCCCCAGAGGATTAACCCCTGGGGCTGGTTTTATTTCTCCGTCATCTTCCCCTCCAGGCTGTCCAGCCTGTGGTGCGCCTGCTTGGCGGACGCTTCGACAGCGGTCAGCCTGGAAACGACCTGCACATGCCGCTCATCCTCTTTCTCCTGCTTGCGCTTGATATCGTCCACGCCGGACTTGATGTACCCGATCTCCGTGAGCAGTACCCCATCCTTCTTGCCCTCCGCTTCATCATCGTTTTTGCTGTTCCTGTGAAATGCGATGTAGCCGAACACGATGGCGCAGACCGTCCCGATGATCCCAAGAACTGTTGTGAATAACTCAAATCCTGTCATGTGGTTGCTCCTTTCAACGCCGCTACTGTTTTCTTGCCTGCCAGTCCGTCCACGGCAAGTCCATGCTC